ATTTAAAAGGTTGCGGTTTCCGTTGCCAATAGCAGCGTCGAGACTACCTCCAGGTGGAGAATCGTCAGCTCCTCCACCCATACCACCACCAGGCATCTCAAACTCATCCTGGGGTGGCATGCCTCCGTCCCACTCCTCTGGGGGTGGTGGAGCCCCACCAGCTGAACGCTTGACGGGGTTCATGAAAGCATCCATCGAAGGATCCATCTCGCCGTACTCCTCCATCGGAGTCTGAGGCATGGTCATCATGGGTCGCATTGGGGGACGGTACGGTGGTGGCTTTCTCATCGGGGGCTTTGCGATAGGAATTGTGCGCTGGATGTCAATCTCATCCAGCAGAGCCCGCTCATTCGCATCGAGTTCCATCGTCAACCCAGTATCTTTAGTAACAACTACGTCAGCCATCTGACACTTTATAAGAAATGAAGCGACTGGCTTTAACGCAAAAATAATGTCGACTACTAACAAATGGCTTTCCTCAATCGTAACAAGCGTCAGATGGTTACCTATGTTTTGGTTGCTCTGCTGGCTCTTTGGCTCCTGTCCAAGCTGATGGGTAAGAAGAGCTTCCTGCTTGATCAGCACCGTCTGCGTCCAGTCGACCTGGCTGCCAAGTACACTCAGGAGGGTGACCTGTTCAGCCTGCCCTACAAGATGGAGTGCACCCCAGGTGTCTTCTCCAGCACATCGGCAATGTCAATGGGTCTGACCCCAGGTGGCATCTGCGGCGACCAGGACATGGTCCGTAAGCAGATGAGTGAGTACAGCATCGACAGCGGCATCGGCGGCGGACTGCTGGAGAAGTTTTAGATTCAGATAGTAGATGGAGTATCTCCTGTATGTAGACTCCAGAAATCGAGACACCACGTTGTACCCCTCAGGGAACAACTACGTTCTAAACTTGGTAACACCCATACGGAATGTATCACGTGTAGAACTCATGTTTGCAAAGGTCCCAAACACAATGTACAATATCAACACTCCCAGATTCCTGACATATTCAAATGCGGTATCGTCATCCAATCTCTACTTGCCGCCCGGCTTCTATTCCGCTGATCAGCTGTCAAATACTCTGACAGTTTCCAAGAATGTACCGACACTGACAACGAATGTACTGCCTGCAGAGGGGAAGCTTCTGTTCATTTCGACAGACACTACCTTCTCACTGACCCCACTCACAGCCGAGGCAACAAGGCTGACGGGAATCACAGGAACTCTGAACTCGGCTGCAGCCTCCACCTTTCCAGAATATGCAAACAATACAGTTTTTAGCGGAAAGTACCTCATCAAGTCATCTAATGTTATCAACACAGCCACTAATGAGTTTGTTTTTCTGGATATCGAGGAGTTCAGGACCACTAGAACTCACGATGCTCGAAAGATTGTGACTGTCACATCCACAACACCCTCCGGGAATACTATCGTTCGGCAGACTACAGAGTCGCCAGGAGTCGAGCGAGTTTTTGCCATGTTCCCTATGGCTGTGGATCCAGGCAAGTTCAAGGTGTATGACTCGAATTCTGACACGTATATGAGTGCCGACTTTCCTCAACGAGTCCCAAAGGTGGCCAAGCTGACTGTTCGGTGGCAGGATGCGTACGGGAATCTGCTGGCATTCAATGGAGTCGAGCAAAACTCGTTCCTGCTCAGACTGATATGTGATGAGACTCCCGTGACACTGGAGCGTCCAGAGGGTCTCCCCTCACCTGTCGAAATTGACAAGGGACCTGATCAGAGACGAATGATTATCATTGCAGTTTGTGCAGTACTTCTCATGGGATTACTCGTAATTTCTTTCATGAAGAAGAGTAGATGAGCGTCTTCAATGGCTCGCAATGTTGTCAGGTGGACAAACCAGTTGAATTTCAACTCAATAATGTCATGTCTACGAGCAAGTATCGTATGAAGGTTTCAAGTTATACTACAGGGTTTTTTAGTACTTTCCAGCACAATACATCTACGGATATATGGGATCAACAATTAACAACTGGTGGAACAGTTACATGGGATTCTAACTTGTGTGCTATAATAGCGTCAGTAACCTCTACACAGGGATCGAAAGTAATTCGCCAAACTAGAAACGTAATGAGATATGTCCCGGGTCGACCTGCTGAATTTTCAAGTTCATTTGTGTTTGGTGCACCCGTTACAGGAATAAGAAAGAGAATAGGAATGTTTGATGAAAATAATGGATTTTATTTGGAGCAGGCAATAAACGGTACGTACTATTGCGTAGTGCGTAGTAAGTCAACAGGAATTATTACGGAAACGAGAATATCACAGTCTGACTGGAATATTGATAAACTAGATGGACTAGGAAAATCTTGTTTCATTCTAAATAAAGAAGCAGTTCAATTGGTATTAGTCGATTATGAATGGTATGGAGCTGGATCTATAACATTCTGTTTTGTTATTCAAGATGAAAGAGTGCCTGTACATTCATTTTACACTGCCAATATAAATAGCATTCCTTGGGCTTCTACTCCATTTATTCCCATGCGTATAGAAGTAGAGAATGTTTCATCATCGAGTAGTAACTATATGATACATATATCACAGTGTCATTCACAAGAAGCTTCATCTGACAATTTGGGGTATCCATTGAGCATAGCAAATCCTATAACTGGATATTCCATGACCACTGGTGGAGTATTTTATCCTATTATATCGATTAGACTCAAGTCTTCGACTCTAAATTCTGTAGTAATTCCGATGTACCTTCGAGCTGCAACACTAGACAACACGTTTATATTTTACCGATTGATTTTGAATGCAACATTGACCGGTGCTGTCTGGACAAATCATCCTAGTGTAACTAGCAGTATCCAGTATGATGTTTCATCTACTTCTTTTACTGGCGGAACCATCTCGAATCAAGGTTTTTCATCTTCTGGATACAATGATGAACTTGTTCTAAATGATAGACAAGAGAATGCTAATTATCAATTAGGGCGCAGTAGCCTAGGTACGGTAAGCGACATATTAACTATAGCTATGTCAGCAGTCACTGCAAACAAAAATGGTGTAGCAACTCTCAATTGGGTTGAGCAACGTTAAATTTTGTTATATGCTTCTATTAAATGGTGTATGTCTATGCCGATTCAACAAACAGGGACACAACATTGTACCCAAGTGGGAACTCGTTTACGCTCCACTTGACTACACCCATCCAGCAAATTGTGGCTGTCGACCTCGTCTCAGCCAAGGTGCCAAACTCATTCTACAATCTAACCTCAGGGTCTAATGTTTTTCAGATCAACTCAACCTTATTTTCACTTTCCCCAGGCTTTTACTCAGCATGTGGACTTGCCAAGTCAGTCACTGATTCAACCGGTAAATGCTATGTGACTGAATTTGTGGCTGATCAGGGGAAATTCATCATATCGTCTGTGGGAGCTTTTACCTTTGAACCCTTGACATTCGAGATTCAGAATCTCCTTGGTATGACGGCCAGTGTTCACACGGCTGTTCTAGGGTCAAGCATCCCAGAGTACACAAATGATCCATATTATGCGACTCGCTACATTGTCAAGTCTGATCGAGTGATTGATCTTTCGACGAATGAGTTTGTTTTTCTGGACATTGACGAGCTTCGTTCGGTTCAGATGGTTGACTCCAAGTCTCTTGTTTCAGAGACTTACGCCGGTACAACCATTCGATCCACCTTTGGCATGATTCCTATGGATGTGTCATCAGGGACAATCAAGCACTTCAAGGAGCAGACGGACTACAGGCTCCGCATCACCTTTGACACCCCCTTGAGCAAGATTTCACGTCTGACGATTCGATGGATTGACAAGGATGGCCAGATGCTCAATTTTCAGGGGTTTGATAATACAGCCTTTGTGTTGAGGTTCGAGGTGAACGAGCCCAAAGAGCCTCCCCCAGAGCCAGAGCCAAATCTGACGGAGCTCGAGGTGAAGCGACTCGTCGAGTCTATGCTCCCACCACCCATGCCCGCACCCAAGAGGAAGATTCCTCGCATCTTCCTATATCTCGTGATTATAGCTCTTTTGGGGATGGGCATCAAGGTGGTATTCTTCAAGAATAATGTAACAGTACAGTAGGCATGCCATATTCGGCGACATACAGCATAGGATATGGGATCGGTGTCACAGAATTGGTGGTACGCTCAAATGTGTATTCGTCGCAAGCTGCACCCCTGACCAACTTTCTAGGAGGCTCACTTTTGAAATCAACCCCAGTAACAGTCACAAACTTTACATCGACTGGTAACTCCATCGTCACCACAGGCAATATGACCATGACGGCACCCCCCAGTCAGACTGACTTTTATGGGGGATTTACTGGGAACGTCATCAACTGTTCGGAAATTGTTGGAGGTAACATCATTGGTCAGGTTTTGTCTCTGAACAGCATCAATGTGAGCACAAACGTCATCACCACCGGTAACGTCATCTCACTTGTTTCGATAGCCACCCGAGCAAATGCATACACCAACCTCATATCAGCCGCAAACATCTATACAGGGACATACATAGGCACGGTGACTGGTCAGTCCGTGTCGACCCTTGCATCCCTGACGGCTCTGTCCACTCTGACAGTCGGTACGAATCTCATAGGTAATGTACTCACAACTGGTACAGTGACGGTTACTGGACAGGTGACGGGTAATATACTTGCAGGTGCAAACACTATAACAGCCATTGCGCAAAGTGCAACCTTCAACCAGTCAGTGGGTGATATCAGAGTTTTTGGATCGAACGTTTCACCCTTCCGGACTGCTGTGATGAATGCGGGTACACTGATTGGGGGTATGACTGGATACTCAAACAACCTGACCACTTCGGGTGACATCACCACTGGCCTAGGCTACATAGGAGCATTCAGGGGTGATATTCTTGGGAGTGGCCAAT